CATCCGTCAAGAGTAAGCTTGAGGCATATGAAGTCTTCCGTGAGTTCCTGGTGAGCGGATTGATTCGATGCATGCCCGCATCCGCCTGTATGGAGCTCAGACAGCTCATCGTGAAGTCCATCAGCCCCGAAGCCCCGAAGGGTCTGCACGACGATATGGCCATGTCAATGGCTCTGGCCTACAGATGTATGCGCGACTTGCCCCGCCGCCAGGTGATAGGGTTTACCCGTAGTCGGATGGAGAGCCGCCTGTCCGACATGCGTGCCAAGCGTATTCGCGGCCAAGTCATTCCCTGGAAAGTGGCCACATGATGTTTACGACCAAGACCGCCAAACGCATTCTCGCAGACCATGAGACCTATTGGGACGATCTGCGGCCTCGAATGCGGAGACTCCAAAAGGCGTACCGTACCCAGTACTGGCAACGTGGTCGGAATGAGGCCGATGGACAGATCATCATCGAGACCTCAAGGGCGTATGAATACATCGAGGGCTACATCGCATCCTTGTTCTCGCGGAATCCGTCTGTTGTTGTCAAGGGCGACGTGCGTGGACGTGGAGACTCCATCAAGGCACAGTCCCTGGTGAACCAGTTCCTTCTCAGCATCCGGCATCAACTCGAGGATGCGTCCCGGTTGGCCCTGATTTACCCATGCTCATTCCTGAAGATGAGTCCAGTTGAGAGCTCAGACGTGTTCAAGCGCGTGCGCGTGACCCCCGTGTCCCCGTGGGACATCATCGTGGATGACAAGTCCGACTCCTGGGATGCCCAGCGGTTTGTGGGACACCGATACTGGGTGAGCCTGCATGAGGCCAAGGAACGATGGGGAAACAAGAAGTACAAGGGAGCCGCAAAGACCGACTGGTTGGATGAGGTTGACCTGGACTCCACACGCATTGCAGAGATTGAGGCCGATCCATTCGACCAGTTCATTGAGGTTGTCGAGTTCTATGATCGCCAAGATGATCGACTCCTGGTCTGGAGCAAGCACTACTCCAACGGAGACAAGTGGTTGTTTGACGGAATCGTTGTGGAAAAAGCAGACGGAAAGACCGAGACCATCCGAACCATTCCGTTCCGTGACGCGGATGATGACCCCATCATTCCCATTGTTCCACTTTTCTATAGCCGCCTTCCTGAAGAGCCAACCCGGGGATATTCGGCGTTGCACCGAATCTATGACCAGATTCAAGAGGTCAACATCTCCCGCACATTCCAGGCCAATGCCGTCCGAAAGGCATCGCGACAGTGGGTTGTGGAAAAGGGAGTCATCGACTCTGAGGGAATGGCCAAGATCTCGCTGGGTCAAGATGGTGAGTTCATTGAAGTGGAGCTGAGTCCAGGCCAAACGCTGGCTGGAACCATTCAGCCCGTTCCACACACGCCCACGCCACCAGAGATCGAGGCCTATATCCACCAAGTCCAGTCAGATTTGGACCGAGGAAGTGTCATGGCTCCGTTCACGCGGGGACAGGCATCAAGCCGCGCCACAGCCACTGAGATCACCGCACTGGCTTCCTATAGCCACTCCGAGGTTGGCCGATTGGCCAGGGCACGGGATGGTGCCATTGAGCAAGTGGCCGAGGTTTACACCTCCATGGTGGCCATGTACATGGGGAAAGAGCCAGACATTGTGGTTCTGTCCGGCAAAGCCGAGGTGTTGCGCGGGTCAGATCTCCAAGCAGACTTTGCCTTCTTCGCCCAAGACAGTGGTTCAACGCCCATTACGGAGCAGCAGAAGAAAGGCGAACTACTTGGCAGCATCGCCATGTTGGTGGAGCTCGGTGTTCCCTCCGACGCCCTCCGCAAGGAAGTCGTGCGCTTGCTTGAGCTTCCAGAGTCGTTCAATGAGGCGCAGCCAATGCCCGGTCCCGCTGGGGCACAACTCCCACCCGGAACCCCACGGCCTGCGCCAGACTCCGCAGCCAATGATCTTGGACTTGGCCCAGGGCAGATCCCAAGCCCTGACCGCATCTCCCAGGTGTTGCCCGCATGATGTACGAGTTTCGATGTCGGGAGGGCCATGTGACTGAGGAGATCTTCAAGATCAGCCAGAGGCCACCACACATCGACTGTGAGGTCTGTGGGAAGAGAGCCAACCACATCATCTCCATATGGGCACGAACCCCTGGACGATGGGGAGACAGCACTGGCTACTATGACCAGTCGCTCGGGACATACATCGAGAACTCTCAGCACAAAGAGCGCGTACTCGCAGACAAGGGCCTGGTACACGAGTCTGACTTTGCACCGCATCATGCTGACCAGATGATCGACAACTCGGTTGCCGACAAAGAACAGCACGACAAGAACGTGACGAGATACGAGGCCTCCATCGCAGAACACGGTGACGTGGGCCGCGCTTTCGCTGAAACATTCCCCGCAGAGGAGATTCTGTAATGCCTGAAGTCGAGATTGATGCGCCCATGCCGCTGCCTGAAGGCGTGCGTGAAGTCGCAGACCGTGCAGATTCAGCCCGTGCCGATGTCATTGAGAGTGTGACCCCAGAGGGAGACTTCTCTGTGGATGGAATCAACGATGTCATTGATGAGATCAACGCTGTGCTCCCGAAGTTTGGCATGGAGCCCATTGAGGCTGTGAGCACATCTGATGGAATGCTCCCTACCGAGGTCACACAGGCCTTGATGATGGTTGCACAAGCCGCCCAAGACGCCCGAATCATGGATCTCACCGAAGACTTGGATGCTTTGGCAGATGACCAGGACCTCCTGATTCTCGCCGGAAAGCTGAAGAGCTTGGCCGGATCCTCCGACTTTGACCGCTTCTTGGCCACGGAAGCACCACGCATTGCAGAATCCGCCGCCCCGGAGGAGGCCCTTGATGAGCCGCTCCCCGCCGCTCCACCCACCTCCGGTGGCGGTCTCCCATCTGATGACGAGCTGTTTGCTGCTCGCATCTAAACCAACCAACCCGCACTCCGTGGTTATCCACGCTAGGAGCACGCAATGTCAGTTGAGATCGTAGGGGGTGCCCCTGAGGCGCCAGAGTCTGCACCCGAAACCACCACCGAGGCAGAGCCCGCACAGCAGGCTGAGCCACTCCAGACGCGGAATGACGGCGAGCGTCGAAGCCCAATGGCGATCAAGGGCGATGCCGACGCCAAGATTGAGGCTCTGCTTGAGTCCGCAAAAGACGATGAGATCCTGCACTCGGATGAAGAGTTCACCGGGGTCTCCTTCGATGACCAACTCAAAGCATTGCCGGATGATGCGAAGAAGTTGTTGGCCAATATGCGTCGGGACTACACACAGAAGACCCAAGCCCTGGCCTCACAGCGTGCCGATCTGGCAGCACAGCAAAAGTCTTTGTTTGAGTCGGATGCGTTCAAGACACTCCAAGAGATGTCAAAGCGAGAGATGGGGGAGTTTGACCCATACAACCCAGACTCAGTTCTGAACCACATCAAGAAGCAGGTTGCGGATGAGTTCTCCAACATCCTCAAGCCCATGCATGAGGCCCAGGTCCAAGAACGCAAGCGTGCAAAGCTGGACTCGTTCATGACTGCGAACCCAGACCTCAAGACCGACCAAGGGGTCCGCAGCCAAGTGAAAGAACTCCTGATGTCCAACGAGTCTCTCGACATGGAGAGTGCCTATTGGATTGTCAAGGGCCGTGCGCTGTCTGAGCAGAGCCGGACCAATGAGGACGAGCTCAACCGATATAAGTCGGCGGTTCGTGAGGCTGGACTAAAGGTGTCTGGTGGAACGAAGACGAACGCCAGAACGAAGCCACCAGAGGGCCTTAACGCATACGAGATCTACCAATGGTATCAGCGGCAGCAGAGTTCACGCTCATAGCAGCCCTTGCACGGTCAAGTCATGTCCGGTACAGTGAGAGCGGATCGACGCCCCACCTGTGGGTACGCTAAGACCACGGCCCCGTAAGGGACAACCGAACAGTCTCAACGTAAACAAACCGCCCCAATAGGGGCTTGCTACAGGTGTAACTATGGCTATCAGTAACGATATCCTCTCAAGTACTCTGCGGATCCTGCGTGACAAGGAGGTTGACAACCTTCACCGCACGACCCCAATGCTTCAGATGATCGAAGAGCTTGGCGGTGTGGAAGTTGTGGATGGAGGCCAGAAGGTCGATCATCCCGTCATCCTTGCTGAGCACTCCAACATGACTCAACTGTCCACTGGCTATGAGCCGGTGTCCCTCGGTGTGACCGATCCTTTGCGGACGGCCTCCTTTGAATGGTGCGACTTCACGGCTCCCGTGGTCATCACCAAGAAGGAAGAGCTTTCCAACAAGGGCCCTCGCGCCATTATTCGTATCGGTGAGGCTCGCCTCAAGTCCGTCATGGGCATGCTCAAGCGTGAGTGGGAGAAGCAGGCAATCGCCGGTTCGTCCACCGTGCTTACCGAGATGCAGACCCTGAACGGCTTTGGTGGAAAGACTGGTGGCTGGTTTGAAGAGGGAGTCTTTGGCACCCAGACCAACTCTGTTGGTGGAATCGGCAAGAACACCTTTCCGGCTTCCTGGCAGAACCAAGCGGCCTTTGTGATTGGTGCGCCAGGCGCCTCGGTTGGATCTGTGGCTGGAGAGTTCGCCAACAATGGTCTTCGTCGCATGAGCAGCCTGGCTGTTCAAGCAATGACCTACGCGCCCGAAGGACAGACCGACCTGATCTTGGCAAGCCCGGCTTCGTACGAGCTCTACAAGAACACCTTGTTTGCCCAAGAGCGGTACATGAGCGCAACCGAAACCAAGCTGGACGGCGGAAAGCTGGCCCTGGCTTACAACGGTGCAACCATGTACATCGCGCCCAACCTTGGGTTCAGGGAAACTGAGGCAGGCCAGCACTATGATGTCTCGATGTACTTCCTGAACTCCAAGCTCATGAGCGTGTACTACGACCGTGATGCCAAGTTCACGATGGACGACTTCGAGTCGGTGACCGGCTACGCCAGCCGCGCTGCCAACATCTTTGTCCGCACTCAGCTTGCTGCCTCGCATCTCGCGGGACAGGGCGTTCTCATCAACGGCGAACTCTAGGAGGTCATCATGGCTCTTGCTCTTCACAACGCGAAAGGACTTTCTGGGCTCAGCGCCCAGGCGGAAGTCAAGTACTACACGTCTGGCGCCGCAATCACCACTGGTGACTGGGTTGCTGGTGACGGCACAACCTGTGTCCAGGCTGACGATGATGCTCCGGCAACCATCTCGGCCCTTGGCGTGGCGCTTGACACCACTACCGGTGCCGGTCAACCCGTCCGGGTGTGTGTCGCTGGTAAGGTGACTGCCAACGTCACAACCGGCACCGCTGCTGGCGAAAGCATCACCATTGGTGGGACCGCTGGCCGCGCCATCCCGTTCGACAACGATGCCGGCGGTGGTGAAGGTGACGGTGGCGTCTGTGGCATCTGTCTCACGCTTGCTGCCGACAACTCGGCAACCGTGTTTGTCTCGCCGCGCTCGTACTGATCTGCCCACAATGACCCTCAGCCCGGCCACAACTGGGCTGGGGGTTTTCCCCATCTGAGGTGAGATATGC